CTACCTTTTACAAGTAACTCACAAGATTTTTCTACACAAACTGGATTATCAAATACAGTTAAAGATGTAATTATTTTAGGCGCAGTTTACAGACTGTTGTCTTATCTTGACCCAGCCCGTGCTGCTCAGTACAGCCCACAGGCTGATGAGATTGATTCTAAGCGTCCGTTTGGTGCATCTAACACAGCAGTACGTCAAATTTTTGGACTATATCAACAGCGTCTTAATGAAGAAAAGCAAAAGCAATTAACTCAGTACCCAACACGAGTTCACTACAGCCGATAGGAATATAAATGACAACTAGAAATTACTCCTCACGCTCTCAGCAAACTACGCTGACAAGCGCGGTTACTGCTGGTGCAACAACGATTGTTGTTCAGTCTGGTCCTGCACTTCTTGGCGGTGCAACCATTTCAGGTGGCACAACTTTTACATTGGTTGTTGACCCAGATACAGCAATTGAAGAAATTGTAGATGCTACGGCGGTATCAACTAATACTTTTACTATTACTCGTGCCATAGATGGTTCGTCTGCACAGGCTCACTCTGCTGGTGCAGTAGTTCGCCACATGGCAATTGGCCGTGACTATCGTGAGGCTAATGTTCATATTGAATCTACAACAGGCGTGCACGGGGCTACAGGTGCTGTGGTGGGTACTACAGATACCCAGACCTTAACTAATAAAACTCTTACCGCCCCTACAATTACTAACCCAAACATTTCTGGTGCTGGTGTAGATGCAAGTATCGTCTTTGAAGGCGCAACGGCAGATGCTTATGAAACTACTCTTACTGTAGTTGACCCTACACAGGACAATACAATTACAATGCCTAATACAACAGGCACAGTAGTAATTGCTACGGCAGTACAAACCCTTACTAACAAGACTTTAACTAGCCCAACTATTTCAGGTTCACCAGTTATTACTGGTCTATCTTCTGCAGGTATGTCTGCCTCATCTGCTACTCCCAAGGATTATGTAGATAGCATTCTAGGCTCAGCAACATCTGCAGCCACTAGTGCTGCGTCTGCAGCAACCAGCGCAGCATCTGCTGCTACATCTGCAGGAAGTTCAGAAACATCAGCAATTGCATCAGCAACCTCTGCAACTACCTCAGCGAGTTCTGCGACAGCAGCAGCGACAAGTGCTACCTCAGCAGCAGCATCTGCCACAGCAGCGGCAACTAGTGCAACTAGTGCAGCAGCAAGTGCAACAACTGCTGCTAACTCAGTAGCAACAATTGCAGGTTATGCAACTACTGCTTCTAACTCGGCAAGTGCAGCAGCGACAAGCGCTGCAAGTGCTGCAACATCTGCTGCATCTGCAGCGGCATCTACAAGTGCTGCTGCTGCTAGTGCAACTGCTGCTGCAACAAGTGCTACATCTGCTGCAGCATCCGCTACTGCTGCAGCCACATCTGCAACAAGTGCAGCCGCATCAGCAACAGCCGCTGCAACATCTGCTACAAGTGCTGCTGCAAGTGCAGCCTCTGCTGCTGCTGTATTAACGGGAGCATTTGATGCTAAAGGTGATTTACTAGTAGGTACAGGTACAAATACTTTTGACCAATTATCAATTGCGGCAACCAATGGTTACGTTCTTAGTGTTAATAGCGCAACTGCTACAGGTCTTGAATGGACTGTTGCAAACCCTGGAGACATTACAGCGGTAACTGCTGGCACTGGTCTTACAGGTGGAGGAACATCAGGTGCAGTAACTGTGTCGCTCGACACATCATCTGTTTACGTAGTACCATCACAGTCAGGACAGACTGGTAAGTATCTGACTACAAATGGAACTGTATCATCTTGGGGGGTTGTGGATGCACTACCTTCTCAAACAGGAAATGCAGGCAAATATCTTACAACCAATGGCTCAACTGCAAGTTGGGCTACAATTACAACTGACCCAACACCAACCGTGTTCTTACTCGGTGGAATGTAAATAAGGAGAAATAATAATGCCAACAACATACAAGGTGCTAGGGCAGTCTAATCCGTCTGCGACCACAGCAACTACGCTCTACACAGTACCATCTGCAACTCAGGCAGTAGTATCAACAATCGTTATCGCTAACCTAACTGCAACTGCAGCAACATTCCGTATTGCAGCACGCGTTGCTGGAGCAACACTAGCCAACAGCCAGTATGTTGCTTATGATGTAACAGTCGGAGCATCTGACTCAACAGCACTAACTCTTGGTATTACACTCAATGCTACAGATGTACTAACTGTATATGCTTCAACTGCTAACCTAACATTTACTGCTTTCGGAAGCGAGATTTCATAATAAATGGCAGTATCCCGCGTAAGTACTTCATCTATATTACAGGGATTTCCCAAGAGTAGAAGTTTGCTTAGCGGAAATCCTGCATTTATTCCTAGCGATTTTGAATCTATTGCAACTGTAACAGTCGGTGTAGGTGGTCAATCTACTATTAGTTTTAGCAGCATTCCATCTACTTATCAACATTTGCAGTTAAGATTTGCTGGTTCATCAAGTGCAGTTAATAATTTTAGAATGCGCTTTAACTCAGACACAGGTTCCAACTATGCTGTTCGCCAAATTCTAGGAACAGGCGCAGCATTAAGTGCTAGTAGTAGCGCATCTCAAACTTCAATGAATTTAGTTTATGATAATAAAGCAAATTCTTTATTTCCTGCCATTGCTATTGTTGATGTTTTAGATTATTCCAATAGTAATAAAAACAAGGTTGTTAGTTCTCTTGCTGGTTCAGAGCAAAATAACAATGATGGATTAGTTATGTTTCGTTCAAACCTATGGATGAATACAGCAGCAGTAACTTCTATTTCAATCTTTTTAGATAGTGGAAGTTTTAATCAATATTCAAGTTTTGCACTATACGGAATAAAGGGGTAGCAAATGTCTATTACATATGAACCAATTGCTACCACTACCGTATCTACAGCAACACACCCAGTTACGTTTTCGTCTATACCAAGCACATACACAGATTTAATTGCGGTTGTCTCACCAATTGGTACTGCTGGCAATTACGATTTATCTATCAGATTTAATTCTGATAGTGGCACAAACTATTCTTGGGCTGGAATAAATTTTAATGCTGACAACAGCGGTGCTGCGTATTCTACTAGAGGAACAAATACTACTTTTTTTCCTACAAGTACAAATGTTGCTACAGTAACTCCATATCCTGTAGTTATTCATATACAAAACTACGCAAATACAAATATATATAAAGCGTGCATTTCTAGAATTGCTAGAGAAACGTATGCAGTTGCATTAAATAGCGGATTGTGGCGTAGTACAAGCGCAATTAATGAAGTGTCATTTATATTAACTGGTGGTGGAAGCACAACTTTTAAGGCTGGAACTGTTATTAGTCTCTACGGAATTAAGGCGGAATAATGCCAAGTACGTTTAATAAAATTGCATCCGTAACGGTAGGCTCAGGTGGGGCAGCCACAATTGACTTTACTTCTATTCCTGCAACCTACACGGATTTGGCTCTTAAAATTTCAAGTCGCTATTCAGGTGGTGGGTATGGTACCGATATGACTATAACCATTAATGGTTCAACTTCAAGTTTTTCGAGTCGTAGAATCTATGCCTACAGTAATACTATTTATACAGACACGCAATCAAACGTTAGCGGCGTTGTTAATGGTACTGGTTCAACATCCAATACATTTTCATTTAACAATTTATACTTTCCAAACTATGCTGGTTCTTTGAACAAATCTTATATAATGGATTCATCAAATGAAAACAATGATACGACTGCTTATCTTTTACAAATATCTGGAAATCTTTGGGCTAACTCTGCAGCCATCAACTCAATTACTATTGGCGCAGCAAGTTCATTTGTTCAGTACAGCACAGCCACCCTCTACGGCATTAAGAATAGTTAAGGAGAACTAATGGCTATTACAAGTATTAAGACTGGTTCATCCTTTACTAACCTCAAGAAGTATAATGACTTCCTTGCTGGTAACGCTCCTTACGACCCATCAGAATATGAGTCTATTGCTACTGTAACTGTTGGTGCAGGTGGAACTTCTTTGGTTACTTTTAGTTCTATACCTAGCACTTATCAGCATTTGCAAGTAAGAGCGTTTGGAAAAGATGCCTCAATCTACGGGGCAATCTTTATGTCATTTAACAACGATACCTATAGTAGTAACTTTACCCGTCACGGTGTATACGGTGATGGGTCATCTGTTGCAGCATTTGGTGCAACCAATGCTCCATATATGAATGTACTAACAACACCAGCATCTGGTGGCGGTTTTGGTGGAGCAGTTATTGATATTTTAGATTATGCTAACACTAATAAATTTAAGACAATTAGAAGTCTTACTGGTTGGGATAATAATGGTTCAGGTATTGTTGGTCTGTTCTCAGGAGCGTGGAGAAGTACTACGGCAGTTTCACGAATTGATATTCTAAGTGATAGCACAATCGGTCAATACTCATCATTTGCGCTATACGGAATTAAGGGGTAACAAATGCCAGCAACATATGAACCAATTTCAACTACTACCTTGGGAAGTACGGCATCAAGCGTTACTCTATCATCAATACCATCAACTTATACTGATTTAGTTTTAGTAATAACTAACACTTCTAGTGGTGGTTTGGCTGGAGTTTATTTAGGTGAAATAAATGGTGACACAGGAACAAATTACTCTCATACAAAAGTTTATGGAACAGGAAGTGTGGCAGGTAGCGACAGAAACTCTAACGATACTGGAGTGAACATCGGATTAAGCAATAGTACTCAATGTAACAACATATTTCATTTTCTAAATTACTCTAATACAACTACTTTCAAAACTGTTTTTGCCCGTGGCAATAGTGCGGGGGGGCAAACAAGAGCCTCTGCTACTCTATGGCGTAACACTGCTGCAATTACATCTTTCAAAATATCAGGAGTTACATTTGATGTAGGTTCTACTTTTACTCTATACGGAATTAAGGCGGCTTAACTATGCCAGTTACATTTCAAAAAATTGCATCCGTTACAGTAGGCTCAGGCGGGACTAGTAGCATTGACTTCACTTCTATCCCACAAACATACACTGATTTATGCGTAAAACTATCCTTGCGTGGTTCAAATAATGACCCTTATGCGCTCATAAGAACGCGATTAAATGGAGCAACTTCAGGATATACAACCACAAGATTATACGGCTATTCAGGTTCGGGAACTGGTACTGGCTCAGATGGCAACACAGGATTAACTTATCTGTATGGCGGCTATCCATCAGCAAGTGCAGCAACAGCAAATCTTTTTGGAAGTGATGAGTTTTATTTTTCTAATTATGCTGGCTCAACTCAAAAATCTTATTCTCAAGAAACTGCTGGTGTGAATAATAGTGGAATTGCTTTACAAGTTTTTATTGCTGGTATTTGGACTGGCACATCTGCAATAAATCAAATTAGTTTTAACAATGAATATGGAAATTTTACCGAATACTCAACAGCAACCCTTTACGGAATCAGCAAGTCCTAACAACTAAGGAGAAATACAATGTCAGACGCACTAACCAAAATCGTAGTTGACTGCTCAACAGGAGTAGTTGAAGAACTACCATTAACAGCAGAAGAAATTGCTCAGCGTGAAGCAGATGCAATCGCTGGAGCAGCAGCAGAAGCAGAGCGTGTAGCAACACTAGAGGCAACACAGGCTGCTAAGGAATCAGCAAACGCTAAGTTGGCAGCACTAGGTTTAACTGCAGAAGAAATCGCAGCACTATCTAAGTAAAGAAAGCAGGGGACGCAATGGCTAAAGTAAACAAGGGAACACTAGCAATTGGCTGGTGTGACAACGGTAACACTGATGGCAAGTTCACAGAAGGTGTCGTTAGCGTAGCACTACAGTGCGCTAACAATGGCATTGAACTGACTCACAGTATGCGAGTACAGGGTAACCAGATTGGCAGACAACGTCAGGTTCTATTTGACTACTGGGCTGACCAGATTAAAAGTGACTGGCTTCTATGGATTGACTCAGACATCGTAGTCAATATGGAAGTAGTTGCTAAACTTTGGGATGCTGCAGACAAAATTGGTAAGCCAGTTGTCAGCGGTACATACTTCATCTCCAAGGAAAATGAAGGCACATTGGCTAAGCCATACCCAGCATTGTTCTATGATGTAGATGAATTTAGTATCCAGCATGTTCACCCATTGCCAGATAACGAACTAATCAAGGTAGACAGTGCAGGCTTTGGCTTTGTTCTTATGCACAAGTCAATCATCGCACCTATGCGTGAGAAGTTTCCAGACCAGTCAATGTTTGCAGAGCAAGAAAACGTTGGCGATAAGTATGTAGGTGAAGACATTGTCTTCTTCCGTAAGATGCAAGCAGCAGGAATCCCATTACATGCACACACTGGTGCATTAGTAAAGCACATTAAAAGATTTTCACTAGACATGGATTATTACGCCATGTACTGGAGTATGCAGCACATTAAAGAACAAATGAAAAACAAACAAGACTAAGGAGTTTACGTGGCTGGTCGTGATATTACCGAAGGTCGTGCAACGCGGGCTATTGCCGTTGACGTTGGCGTGGTTGCAACCTCTGCTATTTGGCAAAATACAGATGTAGCCTATGACACAGCCATCGGAGGCATGCCGTTTATCTATGCTATTAGTGATGCACGACCATACATTCGACAGACAGCACCATTCCGAAAGGAACAGTTTGATAACCAGACTGAACCAGGAGAACAATCACTTACTGGTTGGTGGATTCGTAGCCAACAGTCTTTTCATGGCGGAGATGGCATAACTTTTTACGAACCAGCACAGACTGCTGCTAACTCTCCAGCACACTTTCGCTATGCAGATAGCAAAGGCGTAAATGTTTGGGAGCAAGGGCAAGTAACTCTACTTAATAATGTAGACCAAGGTCATAATACTACTGGTGTAATTAAAAGTAATGGTCGTCCTGACCAACAGATTCGTGCTATTAAGTGGGGTACAAATTCTGGTGTATTACTTATGGACGAATATGATGTGGATAAGATTTCATCTAATGGTACAGTAACTCACTTTATTGATTACAACTCAGGCGATGCACCAGTTTATGCAATAACAGATGACGGTACATTTGCATACTGGATTACCAACACATCAACCAAAAAGACTGTATACAAAAAGCCTTTAACTGGTACTTCTGCATCAACTGCAGACGTTACAAAAATGTTTGATGAAGTAGGAACTATTGCTAACGCAACCATGGAATACGTTAAAGAGCGTATTGTTTTGTGTGCTGATAACAAGGTGTATGAGTTTGCACCATCAGCAACGGCTATGCCTACGGCTTTGTATACCCATCCATCTACTACACATGTATATACATCTGTTGCTGCTTCTGGTCCTGCTATTTATGTGGCTGGATATAATGGTATTCAATCTACTATTATTAAGTTTACACTTTCTACTGCTGGTGTAATGCCAACACTAACATCTGCAATTACTGCAGCAGAATTACCAGTTGGTGAAATAGTACATAAGATTCACTACTATTTAGGTTATATGATGATTGGAACCAATAAAGGTATTCGTGTTGCTACAGTCTCTGACCAAGATGGTTCACTATCTTATGGTCCACTTATTGTTGAAACTACTCAACCATGCTATGACTTTACTAGTCGTGACCATTATGTATGGTGTGCTACTGGTGTGGCTGGAGAACCTGGTGTTATTCGTATTGATTTAAGTCTTGAAATTGAACCATTACGTTTTGCCTATGCAAATGATTTATATTATAGCGGTGTAACTGGACATCAAACTACTGGTTGTGCATTTGCTGCTGAAACAGACCAACTAATGTTTTGTACTGCAGCCACAACTTCTACAGTTGGTTATGTATATTATGAAGATGAATCAGAGTTAATGCCAAGTGGTTATCTAACTACAGGTTACATTAGATACAACACTCTTGAGCCTAAAAACTTTAAGCGTCTTGTAGCACGTGGAGATTTTCAGTATGGTTCAATGACACTAGAAACAGTTACAGCAAATGGCACAGAATATGATGTCGTAGCATACGACGCATCTGTTCCTCCAGTTGAAGTAACTACCTCTAATCCACAGGAAGCACAAGAGTTTTTAGCATACAAGTTTATTTTGTATCGTGATGGAACTACTGCTTCTAGAGGTCCTATTATGAAGGGCTATCAGGCAAAGGCAACTATTGCTACCCCTCGCCAGCGAGTAATGAAATTTCCCGTCTACTGTTATGACGTGGAGACAGACAGATACAATGTACAACTTGGATACGATGGTCGTGCCTTTGATAGAATTAGAACATTAGAATCTATTGAAGAAAATGGTGACGTTGTCACATGGCAAGACTTGACTACAGGTGAATCACGTCAGGCTGTCATTGAACAAATCTCATTTACCCGACTGACACCACCAGACCGTGGCTTTAATGGTTATGGTGGCATCATTGATATCACGATTAGGACTGTGTAATGCAAGCACAAGATTATGCAACCGTTGCTGTTGCTGTAATGACAATTGTAGGTGGCTTTGCTGCAGCGGTACGCTGGATGGTTAAGCATTACTTAAACGAACTTAAGCCTAACGGTGGTTCATCACTTAAAGATTCAGTATCAAGATTAGAAGAACGCATAGACGACCTGTACCGATTGGTTGCAGAGAAATGAGTAACTATGAAACCTGTTGTCAAGAGAGCCACACCTGCCGCTATTGCTGTCCTTCGACAAGCCACAGCGATAGCGCCATTGCGTATGAAAGCATCCGATGGACTTCTTCCGTCGAACGCTCATCTGAAACAGAGTCCAGTCAGCGACCATAACACTGGTCTTGCTGTTGATTTAACGCATGACCCAAAGAATGGAATTGATTGTCTTGAAATTTTTGAGAACCTTAAAGAAGATAAGCGAGTTAAGTATCTTATCTTTCAAGGCAAGATATGGTCTAAAGAAAAGGCTAAACAAGGAAACAGACAGTACACTGGGTCTAATCCTCATAATAAGCATTTACATATTTCTATTGAGTCCGCTTTTTGTACCGATACTTCTCCGTGGTTTTGGTGGATGAATCAACCTAAAATTATTAACCAAGTTATCTCAAAGGTAACACCAGTACCTGCTAAGAAAGCATATACAAAACAAGTTTGTACTTGCTGCAAATTGCACAGTACAAAATCCTAATCCCCTAGGAGGAAATGATGGAACAATTCAAGCAACTCGCACTCACATGGTTTCGTGCAGCAGCAGCATCTACTGTAGCACTGTTCCTTGCAGGTGAGTCAGACCTAAAGACACTAGCAATGGCAGCATTGGCTGGTTTTGCTGGTCCTCTACTCAAGTGGCTAGATAACTCTGCCCCAGAGTTTGGTCGCGGTTCAAAGTAGTACCTATTTAAGGGGCCTAGCAGCCCCATAGAGACAAGAAGCCCCCAGAACTGGTATTTCTACCAGCGCTGGGGGTCTTTTTGTTATTTTTGTAGATAGTTTATTATGTCTTCAACCTTAATAAGGTAGCCCTTACTAGGGTTGGGAGGTATGTTGCAGGTAATGGCTCTTCCCCTTGCCGTAACTACCTGTTTCAGTACCTCCGTTGGTACCAACAGGGTTGTCCCCTCCAGCACGAAAGCCCAGTATTTTGCTTTAGTACTGGACAATCCTGACAGGTACCAATTCTCGTTGTTGTGCGACCAGCAAACTGTTTCAATGTATAGGTTGCCAGTATCTTTCCATTTTAAATCTGTCTTTACTTCTACTGTGGTACCACCTGTTAGTAGTTGTTCTACTAACCCTTCTCCTTCTTGTCCTCTTGCTAGGTCTAGGTCAAAGTCTGATAGTTTGCTCATGGGTATCCTAAGTATAGTGGCTTGGGTGTGATGTTTAGTTTGTTTCTCATTAACTTACGCTCATACTCTGTAGTGCCACCCCAAAATCCAAAGACTGCGTTCTTGAGTGAATAGTCTAAGCACTGCTTTTTAACCTCACAGTTACCACAGATTTTCTTGAGCATCTTAACTTCTCTATATGTAGAACTACCATCTGGTACAAAGAACTCTTCTGAATCTACACTTCTGCAGTTAGGTGTTCCTTGCCAATCTGGATACTCCATTTATCCTCCTGTTGAATAGAAGCCTGTGCCGTTGAACTTGATGGCTGGTACAGACCATACTCGCTGCATAGTCTCACCACAAGTGGTGCAGGCTGGGGGAATATTCTCATTAGTTTCTGTTACTTCTGTGCAGTAATTGCACTTAAAATCAAATAATGGCATTAGATAAAGTCTTCGTGCGCTGGGTGAGGGAGTGTGACCATTGACCCACAGTTAGCGCACTCTCCATCAAGGAAATAAAAGCATATTTCACCTTTGTCAAATGCAATAAGCGCATGAAATACATCCCCTCCACATACGCAAACATCTCCAATAGATTCTCCTCGCAAGTCCATAGCGTGCGTGTAATCCGTTGGATGTAATAACTCTCTGATTTCTTTAGCGACATTATTCTCCTCGTTCTTCATCATCTGCCTCTACTAAATCATCATCATGCTGTGGTTTCCATCCGCCTAAATTTCTAATCAGAGATGCAATAGTTCTTTGGACCTTCATTCGTGCACCATCTGGTGTTGTATTTAATTCTTTGGCAGTTTCACTCCACTCGACATTGTCCACTGTGAACCTAACCTTAAGGATAAACTGCTTTGCTTCTGACAGTTTATAATATGCTGCTGCAATATCAGACCTAAGTACTAGCCAGTTGTTACCGTCATTAGATGTTTCTGATTTATTAAACTTAAAGTTGAGGTCTTTAATTTTGGTTGGAATCTCATACGACTCAGCAATGATTGATGGTAGGAAGGCTTCAATAACAGATGCGTCATAGTAATACAGGTCAAGCAACTCATAGCCAACCGTCCGTGCCTTTTCGCGTTCACAATATGTAATTGCTTTATTGCGAAGAGACTTGGCTATGAGTTTGTCCCTGTCTTTTTGTGGCAGAGCAGACCATTCTTTGTACTTAACTGGGTGACTAACGAACCATATCCACAGCACCTGCTGTATGTCTTGCTGGTCAGTCATTGGGTATTTGCGCTGGTATTCGGCAGCAATAGCCACAACCATCTGCTCATACTCTTGTAAGTAGTCCACGTTATCCCTCTGCTACGCCTTCCCATTGTCGCCTTTGCACCAATAGTCCGATTATTGCATAGTTTGCTAGGTCAATAAAGGTATCTTCAATACTTTCATAGTTGGGCGTGTCGCTACTTTTGTAGTAAAGGTTTTCTAATCGTGCCATCTTGTCGTGCATACGCACAAGCAGGCCGTTCATTGCACCACCTGGAGCATTGGCTATGTTGAATGGGCCGTAGTCTTGATGTTTACGCACCATAATAATACGTAGTTCATTCAAGATATCTTCAAAATTATTCAGGTCTTTCATTAAGTATCTCCTTAGCCTGTTCTTCAAAGTCCATCATTGCTTCTTGCACCAATACTTCTTCTACAATTTCATCTCCGTGTCCTGCTTCTGATGATACTAACACGGCTGCCAGCATAGTTAACATACTGTTTGCTTTTTGATGGTCTATTTTATTTGCCATCCATACATCTCTTAGTGCATTAAGGATATCTAATCCCTTACTGTTAGAGATTGGTATGCCTATGTACCTTGGGTGTTCTCTAATAAAATCCCATACTTCTTCACCATTATTCAGAAAGGCATTTTCGGACTCGCTCATTTATAAACTCCGCTCCTTCTAGCATTACTATGCTGTTAACATCATGCCCTTCTGGCATCTGAACTATATTAACATTACCTAACTCTCGGCTAACCTTCTTGCCAAAATCCATACCTGCTGAATCACCATCTGCTAAGACAATTACTGTATCAAAGTCATCTAATATTTTGGAGTAAAATGGTTTCCAGTTGTTGGCTCCTGGAATACCTATTGCTGGATGGTTTGTCTTTACACTCATAGTAATGCAATCTATCTCTCCCTCTGTTACACATATATAATCTGATGCAGTAAGAACTACTTGTGCATTGAACATGCTGGTCTTAGCACCAGGCATACCCATATACTTTGGGTCAGCATTACCTATTGCTCTGAATCTAATATCTACTACACCTGATGGTGTTATGTAAGGTATTGCTAGTCTACCTGTGTACTGCTCATGACCTGGAAGAGCGTCCTTTACCACTCCAAGATGAAAGCGTTGCGCCTCTTCTACCGATAGATTGCGTGTTGCTAGATACTCTGCTGCTAGATGAATCTGACTTGCGTACTGGTGCGTCGCCTGCAAGAGAAATTGTCTGTGCGAACTTGACAGCCTCACTGTAGTTACCTCCTTCCCTATGCATAATTAAATCGTATACATCTCCACCAACACCACATCCGTGGCATTTGAATCTTTCTTCTTCAAAGTTAATACCTGCTGATGCATGACTATCACTATGAAATGGACATTTAATTTTGCGCCAGCCGTGTCCCTCAGCAGGCACGGCTGCGCCTACATATCTTAAGTAGTCCGCGATACTATGTTTCACCCATTGCCTTTCTGATTAGGGCAAGCCAAATGCTGGCTGGCATTGTGCAATACCACTCGCCAACATCTGACTTACCTTTGCGTTTGTGCAGAACTGTCCCAGTCCACGCGTTGTCGTTCTTAATTTCTACTTCTAACTCTTTGACCCAAGCGCTCAAGTCCATGCGGACGTGGTCTTTAACCTCGATGGTCACTCCATTCACACCGCTTATATCACCTTTGTCTAGTTGTGCTCCTGCGATTCTGCGGTCTGCATATGGAAAGCCATTGACCTTTAACCACTTGACAGCATCTGCTTCTGCCTTGCTGCCTTTACGCTTGGCTGCTGTACTCATTCTTTTTTATCTAACTCTCTAACTGATTCAACTATCCAGCCAGTTGACTTGCTATTTTCTGCACGTTCTTCTGCTATTTCTAGGCTGGATGCACGGATTACTTTTAGTTTATTTTTTACATAAATGATTTCATACTTAGGCATTTATAATTCCTTCTTGTTGGTATCTAACTGCTACATCTTCTAAGTACATGGACTCAGGATTAAATGACAGAGTAACATAGTTGCTGCCTGTTTGGTCAGCACGTCCGTATCTGTTTTTAACTGGGGCTACACATAGATATGTGTCATCTCCCTGTTTCATTTGTCCTATTGTAAGTACCATTGCTGGAATCTGATTGACCATACCTTGCACTGCGCTACGCGGCTGGCAAGGAAAGCCATCGAACCCTTCTTTGGTGTGGTGTAGTACCAATACTGCTGCGTTGGTATCTCTGGCTAGGTACTTAAGTTCTTTCATAACGGCACGCATTGCACCAAACTCATCGTACCCATCCATTGCTACATCCATTAGGTTGTCCACCACAATCAAGGTAGGACTCTTACCCCATACAGTTTCAAATGCTGAGACTTCATCATCTAAGTCTTTGAGTGTAGGGCTAGATTCAAATGACCAGAACAAATGATTGTTGAGTTGCAGTATTTCATGTGATTTATCTGGGTTGTTCTTTAGCAAACTTTCTGCTGCTGTTTGTGTCATCTTGCCAGTCATGGCAATCAAACGCATAGCCATTGTGTGTGCATTGGTATCTGCTGAAAAATAAAGTGTAGGATGTTTGGTCTTTGCAGCAATAGACAATGCAACTGATGACTTGCCTGCACCTGGAGTGCCAGCGATTACAGTTACTTCTGCTCGACGCAGAATAATGCCAGCCCTTTCAAATGCAGCAAAGGCAGGTGGCAACGGTTCGCCACCCACCTCTGCTTTATTTATAGAGCGTCTAAGTGTTTTCACTTAATCTGTTCTGGAACAAATGTGTTCCACTCTGGTGACTGAACTGTGACATATTGATTCTTGCACTTATCAAAGGCACCTTTAGGTGCTGGACAGAACCAACCTTTGTAAGGCTTTCCGTCTTTACCCATGCCCTGAATTGCAGTCATCTTTCCGTGTGGACAATTGCGTCCACCAATGATTTGAGTTGGTGCTGGTTGTGTGTAATCTTGGGCAGGAACTGGTGTTCCTGTTTCAATAATGTTGCCACCAAATGCTTGAGCAACTGATGTAACTGATGGGGCTGGAGTACCGCGTACTGCTGACTCTAGTTCCTGTGCTGCTGATGCAATGGCATGCACTGATAATGCAATGACATTGTCTAGTTCGTCTCCGCTTTCTGCGCGGACTGTTACTAAACTACCTGCTGGTGTTTTAACTGTGATACTGATTGGTGCTTCTGTGCTAGGCACTATCTTCTCCTTGCTCAAATGGAGTGGCTAGACCCTTCTGGTCACGCCACTGTCTTACTTTCATTGCAAACTGTACACCTTTCCATCCTTCTTTGATGTCAACCCATACTAGTTTGCATGTTCCTGTCCCTGCTGGGGCATGAATTATAATTGCTTTCTCTTTGTTGATGTCGCCCCATGTGCCACGGCTTGCCGTGTCCACCATATACGGCAAGCCGTTGGCGTAGATTGCTAACTGCATTGATATATTATTTGGATGGTCAATGCGACCTGTCTTAAGGTCAGCAATGAATCGCTCACCCTTGTACTCAACAACTCTATCTGGTGTGCCAGCAATCTTAAACTTATCAAGAACTGTGAACTGTTCAATGAATAGGTTAGTTAATATACTGGTTGCCTGTTCGTAGGCTTTGATGTCTGGCAACCATTGGTCTGGTATTGGACCTAAGTCTAAACCTAAATCTAGTTTTTCTGTTAGTGCATGTATGGCTGTGCCTATTGTTGCTGCCTTACTTGCACCTGCTGCATCCATTGCTTCTTCGATGTATGCATTAACTAACTTGTTATCGTCTGCTGCCACACCTATTGCTAATAGTAGGTCTGGTCTGCTTGTTAAACCTATTGCTGCCATACGCATTTTCCATGCTGTTAACGCTGACGCATCATCAAGACTGTTGGCTATTGTAGTGGCGCGGGTGTATGCAACTGGAGCGCCACCCTTAGGCGGTACAACCATTGGTCTACCGTATCTATCTCTTACTATTTCTGTTGGCATTTGTCTCCTTGTTTAGTGTCCCGTGTTCGCAGATGGCGGGACCACCCATCCCCAAGTCTAACACATAGTAGAAATGAACAAACTCCTATGTGTCAGATAGCGCTGCTGATGTTGGTTACTCTCGCTCGATATCTTGTACCCGTACATCTGGGTCGTGTAACTCTAAGTCGTAGCCGCTGACTTCGATGTTGTCCGTAATGATATCTTCAACTTCCTCAGGGGAGGTAGCCTTGATACCAGTAACAGTAACTGTAATCTCTACAGTTGCTGACCAGGTTGTAGTAAGTACATCTGAACCGATTGATTCAAGCAATTCGTTAACGTCGTCACGACTAACTGTTGCTTCATCTGAACCATCATCAAATGCTTCAGAAAAGAAATCATACACTGCGCTACGGTTAGATACAATCTTTCTATAGGCTTCTTGTGCTTCTAGTTTGACTGACTCGAGTCGTAACTTTAATGTAGTCTCACTCTTGATTAGTTCCTTCAGTGATTCCTCAGTGAAGTTATATGTAGTTCCGTCTACTGTTATTGGATTTAAGTACATCATTCTCCTTAGATAGAAAGTAATTCTAGTGCTCGTAGTTTGATGCCGTCATTGCGCCCTGCAAGGGTAGCAATACTAGCATCTTTCTGAGAGTAATGGTC